GCAACGTCAGCCTTCCAGTACAAAGCACCGTCACGATACTCAAACAGGCTATGAGCTAACTCAATATCCATGTCAAAGGTTTCGTTCTTGGCTGTCATGTTTTTTCCTTATGCCGTGTACGAGCCGCTGCTCGTGAACTTGATAATTGTGTTTGCGCCTGATGTAGTGATTGTGGGCGAGCCTGTTGTGGTTCCAGAGTAGTTTGATGTCAACACTGACAAGATGACAACACCTGAGCCGCCTGCACCACTAGCAGCACCGCCACCGCCGCCAGTATTTGCAGTACCCGCTGTACCACCAGCACTTGCACCGCCAGCACCGCCACCACCCGAACCACCTGCACCGCCAGCGTCTTGCCCCATTCCGCCACCGCCGCCACAATAGGCAACAGATGTTCCAGTAATAGACGAGGTAGTACCAGCACCACCAGCACCGCCAGTTGTGTTTCCGCCGTTAGAACCAGCACCAATAGCCCCGCCACCGCCGCCGCCAGCAGCGTTTCCACCTAAACCGCCAGCCCTACCAATAGAGACACCGTAAGTAATTGCGCCACCGCCACTGTTGCTAACCCCACCGCCACCACCACCTGAAGAACCTGTGCCGCCACTGCCGTTAAAACTACCTCCAGAACCACCACCAAGAGCGCCAATCAAACCACCAAAGGTTGATGTGTTTCCTCCGCCTGCGCCAACAACCACGGTATAAGTGATACCTTTTTGCAAAGCAAAATTAGTTGCAGTAACGAATCCACCTGCACCGCCGCCACCGCCTGCGTTGTTGCTAATACTTCCGCCGCTTCCGCCGCCGCCAACAACTAAAATGGAAGCTGCATACGCCGCACCTAATGCTGCCCAAGCCGTGCCGTTATAAACTTCTGTGCCGCCCGTTGTTGTGTTGTAGCGCAATTGCCCAGTCACAGGCGAAGCAGGTCTTTGCCCCGTAGTGCCAACAGGAAGTTGCGCCGCACCAGTCGCTGAATCAGCGTTAATCAACACGCCAGCCGCAGCAGGTACAGACATTACAAAGTTTGATGCGGTATCCACTGCGTTCAGTGTGACTGAGCCGCCAGCAGGTGCGTTTAATTTAATTGACCCAGCCATATTAGCCCCAAGAAGTTCCGTTGTAGGTTTCGACTGAACCTGTCGTGGTGTTAAATCTCATCTGCCCTGTCGCAGGACTTGCAGGACGTTGTGCCGTTGTACCTACTGGCAAGAACAAACCACCCGTAGCCGAGTCTGCATACGACAACACACCATTCGTTGCCTGCACGTTCACAGACACGTTAGATGCTGTGTCAACAGGGTTGACCTCAACCGTACCTAGCGCAAAGGCTTTGAGTCGGATGCCCATTTAAATAATCGCCCAAACAGAGCCATCGGGGATCGTGACCGTAACCCCCGCATTTATGGATACAGGACCGGTTGTCATGGCGTTATACCCAGTTGGTAGTGTATAGCTTGCCGTTACAGTCTGACCGTTCTGCACAAAGATTTGATCGCCACCAGCACCCGTTGCGCCATTACCAATCGTAACCACAGTCCCCGCCGGACCTTTGACGTACATCAACCGATCAGCCGAGTTAACGGCAATCTCAGAAGTCACCATGTTGCCAGCAGACGGAACCGCACCGGGTGTTGTGCTGCTGTACGGTACTACGCTAATAAATCCGGGTTGTGCCATTTTATTTTCCTAAACGATTGCCCATACGCTTCCCGAGGGTAAAGTTACTACTACCCCCGATGCTACGGTCACAGGACCTGCACTCACAGCGTTGTACCCAGTTGGGAAGGTGTAGCTAGTATTGATCGTAGCGTTGCTCAACATTAATCCGTTGCTCGCAGCAAACTCAGGGGCGTAAGCCACACCTGTAGAAGCGTCTTGGTAGACAGCTCGACCCGCAGGGTAAGTGACAAACACATTCAATGTGCCGGTAAACGATACCAGTGACCCAGAGTTACTTGATGACAACACANTTGTGCGAGCTAGAGTGCCAGTACCTACTGTGCCAACACCAACTTCCCATGAACCGGCNGCGTTAGTGATTGTGTAGTAGCAAGTGTTGCCCGAGCCAATGCCAGCAGCAAACGTTTGGTATCCCAGTACAGCGCCAGCAAGCGTAAGCGTACCCGTGCCTGTTGTGGCACTTGTTTCTTGTACTCTATCCGCCAGTACTAAAGCCATTATCTACCCTTCATGTTTAACAGCTTTTTTTCGATTGTCAGACATTTTTATAATTTGTAAATTATTATGGGCGTGAAAACCACAAACATTTTTACCCTGTAGCGGAATTATATGGTCAACCTCATATTTTATCCCCGTTACTTTAGACAAAAAATCAGCCTCAGCGTACATGTTTTTAATTTCCGTATGGTTAGCCCATAAAGGAGTTGCTTTTAAAATAATCGCACGTCTTTTAGCACGATATTCTCGTTTTTTGTGCAAATTATTTTTAGACCATTCAGCGTTAGCAGCACCTTCTTTTTCTTTATTATCTTGATAATATTTACTACGATATTCATTTCTGCATGATTTACAAGTCTTGCTGACACCAAACCTTCCGGTAAGATGTTTAGAAAAACTACCCAAAGGTTTTTCAACCTTACAAATAGAACAGCCCTGTACACGATCCGCTAGAACTAATGGCATCTAGACCGCCTATGCAATCTGAATAATAGCTGTACCTGCTGCGGCAGTTGGGAACACAATGGTAAACGTACCAGCAGTCGATACCTTGTCAGCGCCAAAGTCCAACACAGCCACGCACTTGTTGCCTTGTGTGCTGTTGTAGATCATTGCGCCACGAGCAGTAATCGTTGCTGTTGACCATGAGCTATTTGTAAACGACAAGTAAGCTGTAGTGCCTGACGATACAGGAACAACCGACACGGCGAGAGTGTTACCACCAGCGGTGTAGCCCGTACCTACAACTTCACCAGAGGTCGTATAAACAGTGGTCGTTGCATCAAGCGTTGCTGCCGAGGTGTACAGAGCAATCTTAAATGTGTCAGCGGCTGTAGAAGCACGAATAACGCCTGTGCCAAAATTGTGAATACCGTCAAGGATTTCAACCTTAAACGATGTTGCCATTGCTTGCGTAATTGCCATAATAGGCTCCTAAATTATCTAACTGGTCCCGGAACCGGGAGTTTAAGTTGACCGTCACGGTATGCACTGCGGCGCTCTTTACCATCACCAAGGTCTTTTAATAGAGCCATTGACTCTTGGTACATTTTTTCATAATAGGCAACCATATCTTGCTCGCCTTTTTGAAACAATACGGCCTCACGCAACGCACCATAAAGCAATGCCGTTTCAAAATTATCGCCAACCCAAGAAGTTCCAGCGGTAACAATCGATTCAGGGTAATAGTATTGATGAAGCTCAACCACATAGTTTTGATCGGGTGTTGGTCCAATGATAAACGTATAAGGAGCAAACTGACCAAAATACCGAGGAATTCCAGTGTCGTTGGCGCTTGGGTATGATTGACGAATAAAATTTACGTCTTTATCTAGCAAAAACTGTTGCTCGCCATTATTGTCCGTAACAGCCAGTGAGAATGTAGCCAAATAATCTGTTGGCAAAGAAAGATATTTATCGCCAGCGGTCAAATTTCCAGTAACATTTCTGCGAATAGCAGGAAGCTGAACAGAGTTGTAAATCCGTTCTTCAGCAAGCTGCACAAAGTTTGGAATGTTGTCTACAAAGACTTGTTCAAAACTCTCTGCATAGTCTTTAATGGCCGTTGAAAGCTGCGTGTAATTCATTGCTTAGCCCATTGGCCCACGAGCCATAACACCCTTTGTAGCGCACCCAGTGCCACGAATCTTAATGCCTAATGTCTTAACGTCATCTCGCCCGGGATCGCCTGCGCTGACCCGTTTAGAGCCGCTGGTGGGGCTTGTTTCCAGTGCGTTTTGTTTATTAGGGTCGCCTATGCGTGAGCCTGCCGCAGACTGTTTTGCGCTATTAGCTTCTTTGCCAAAACCCTTCAAGCTTACGCCGCCCATTGTGTGAGGTTCAGCATAGACAGAGGCCGACCCAACCTCTTTGCCCATCATTTTTTGACTAAATTTGCCCATGATCAACCTTTTTGGTTATTTGCTCGAGCCATGTTACGACCAACAGCCCGCATGGCTTTGCCAGTAACACCAGCGGATTTTTTGCCGCCTTTTTCCAAACCCTTAACTGGGCCAATATTCCCAAGGTTTTTGCCCTTAGTCTTACCTTTTTTTACCACGCCATCGGCGCTGCGTTCGTATGCCATAAGAGGCTCCTAAGAAGTAGTTACTAATACCGTGCCAATTGACCCAGTGGCAATCAAATCGTTTGGCGTTAAACCATCATCAAAACCTAAACCAACTGGGTTCCAGCCCCATTGAAACACCCTGCTGCCACCCTCCGGGTTGCCATAACCATCAGGGCCAATGCCCATTAAGTTAATTTGCAAACCATTATTTCCAGAAACCAAATAAGACACATCTGGCCGTGGTCCACGAACTGCTTGCGGATCATTAACGGGATACATTCCAAGTTGCAACTGAGGGTGATCTGGACTCCAGCATTCCTGACAAACCTTAACTTGGTATAGCTTAGTCTTTACTGTTTCATGGCGCAACATTTTAAGTTTAAACCTAAACCCACACCGGTCACACTCAGCAATTGCATGTTTACCTGACGCATATTTAGAGGGCATAAATCACCTCAATAAAATTGCGATCTTGGAACAAACCTAAGAGAAGCCTTTTCACGGTCTTCATCCATAGCTAATTGCAATTGCTGCTCATAATCTACTTTTAATGCCATCGCCCGTTGCATGTCGATTCCGGGAATCTTTGCCGATAAGTATGAAGCAAGTCCTGCAACCATTGCAGGAATAAAACGAAACGGAATATCTTGAGTTGAAACACCTGAACCAACGTCCTGAATGCGGCGCAAGCGCCAATAAATAAACGTGTACTGATCGCCGGGGGCGTTTGGCGTAGGCCAAACATTTACGTTTAACAAAAACGTTTGATAGACCGCTGCGGTTGCTAAGTGAGCAGCGGCGGTGGTGTTGTTCTGCCCACGAAAACAATTTAATAACTGATTTCCGCTAACGTTTTGGTATAGGATTACTTCATTATCAATCTTGACATACCCCTGCGATGACAGGTTTGCTGTTGAGTCGAGGGTGATAGTTGTGTCTGTTGCAGAAATGCTGACGTTTAAATACGTTGA